TAGGGCTGGGCGATCGTTTCCAGGAGGGCGACGAGGCGCTCGACATGCGCGAGTCGATGGACGGCGAAGTACCTGGCGACGTCACGTACGAGGAGTGGTTGCGCAGCCAGCCGGAAGGGGTGCAGCGCGACGTGCTTGGCGCGGCGCGTTGGGAGCTGTGGGACGCGGGTGAGATCGACCTCAAGGACATGATCGACGACCGCAGCCGCGTGCTAACGATCGAGGACTTAGACGAGCTGAGCAACCGAGGGCGATGAGCGCATCGTGCCCGACGACGAATCCGACGAAGCCGCGTGGTTGCGCGGTTACGATGCTGGAGTCAAGCGGCGTGGGGAGTTGCGGCTACGCGACACCACGCTGACGGAGAACGACGAAACAGACACGCGAGAAGGAACCTGAGCACATGCCTCTCAAGGCGATCATCAGTGGTGACGAACACGCCAAGCTCCCCGACCCGTTGCGCGCGGAGTACGTGCTGAACGAGAAGCTCGGCAAGCACGTGCTGGCGGTCGAGCCGGTGGAGGGCTGGGCGCTGGAGGACGTGCGCGGTCTCAAGACCGTGCTGTCGGAGCGTACGGAGCGGCACAAGGAGGCCAGCCAGAAGCTCCAGGCTTACGGGGATCTCACACCCGAGGCGGCGCGCGCGGCGGTCGAGCAGCTCGCTGCGCTGGGCGACATGGGGGACAAGAAGAAGCTGGACGAGCGCATCGCGGCGATGACCGGCCAGGTGGAGCAGAAGTACAAGAGCGAGGTCGAGCGGCGCGACCAGATGGTGCGGGGCTTGACAGAGACCGTCTCGCGGCTGATGATCGACGGTGAGGCGGCGAGGGTACTCGCCGACCCCAAGGTGCGCGGCTCGCTGCCGTTGCTGATCGGGCCGATCCGCAGCGCAGCGAGGGTGGAGCAGGACGGTCAGGGCGGCTTCACGCTCAAGATCGTCGACCCGAGGACCGGGGCTCCCTTGCTCTCCCAGCAGCAAGGGAACAACGGGCCGATGGGCCTGGAGGAATTCATCCTTCACCTGCGAAGCCTTCCCGAGTACGCGCCCGCGTTCGCTGGGACAGGTGCCACGGGCAGTGGGACCACCGGGACGGGAACGACGTCGAGTGCTGGCGGTCGCGTTGACCCCAACCTGCCTGCGCAAGAGCGGCTCCGCCGCCTGCGCGCGGCTGGCAAGTAGACCTGATCCAAGGAGGCCCTGTGGCACTTACCCTTCTCGAAGCCGCGAAGCTCATGCGCGGCGAAGAACTGCGCTCGGCGATCATCGAAATCTTCGCCTCGCAGACCGACATCCTGCGTGCGTTCCCCTTCCAAGACATCCAGGGCAACGCGCTGCGCTACAACCTAGAGAACACGCTGCCCGGCGTCGCCTTCCGTGGCGTCAACGAGGGCTACACCGAGTCGACCGGCGTCATCAACCCGCAGGTCGAGACGCTGACGATCGCGGGCGGAGACCTTGACGTCGACAAGTTCATCCTCGACACGATGGGGATGGACCAGCGCTCCATGCAGGAGGCGATGAAGCTCAAGGCTCTCGCCCACAACTGGAGCCACAAGGTCATCAAAGGCGACAGCACCACGTCGCCCAAGGAGTTCGACGGGCTTCAGAAGCGCCTGACCGGCAACCAGCTGGTGTCGATGGGCTCGACCTCGGGCGGCGACCCGCTCTCACTGTCGAAGCTGGACGAGGCGATCGACCGCGTGGACAACGCGACGAGCCTACTGATGTCGCAGACCATGAAGCGCCGTTTCAGCGTGGCAGCGCGCTCGGCCTCGGTCGGCGGCTACATCACGTGGGACGTCGAGGACATGGGCAAGCGCGTGCTGCGCTACGACGGCCTGGAGATCCTGGTCGCGGACGGCAACGGCGACGTGTACGACACGATCGACCAGACGGAAGCGGCTGCCAGCGGTGGCGCGACCGCGACCTCCATCTACATCCTGTCGCTCGGTGACGGGATGCTCACCGGCATCCAGAACGGCGCGCCGGTCGTGCGCGACCTCGGCGAGCTGGAAACCAAGCCCGTGCTGCGTACTCGCGTTGAGTGGTACAGCGGCATCGCAATGTTCCACCCGCGCGCGGCGGCTCGCCTCTACGGCATCTCGGCTGCGGCGATTATCGCCTGATCCAACGGAGGCACCAACCATGGCAAATAACAGTAACTTCCTGGTCGACACCGCTCTTCAGCTCGAAGACGGCGCGGCAGCGCGTACGGCGAGCGGCGCGGGCACCATCGCCACGGTGGCGAAGGTCGTGGACCTCGGCACCGGCTACGTGCAGGGCGAGGTCATCTTCGACGTCGGCGCGGTCGAGCTGACGACTGACGAGGTGTACTACCTCAACGTGGAGCTTTCGTCCGCTGCGGACTTCAGCTCTGGCAAGGTGGTGGCCTGCACGCTGCCGCTCGGCAAGGTGGGCGTGGCGGGCAGCGCGCTGCTGAACGCCTCGGCTGCCGTCTCCGAGACGGCTAGCAAGCGCTTCCGCCTCAAGTTCCACAACGAGTTCCTGGGCACGCAGTACCGCTACATGCGCTGTGCGCACGTGATGAACAACGGCACCGCCGAGACCATCACGTACACCGCGTGGGCGACCCTCCAGCGCTGAGCTTCACCATGATCTGCGACTCCGACAGCAACCGCATCCGCATCGACACGCGCAACGCGGACATCCGTGGCCGTATTGCCGTGTGGGACCTGGCGGCAAAGAAGTGGATCTGGCGCTACCCGATCGACGTGCGCGAGCTGGTTGGCTCCGGCGTCGCCACGCTTGAACCTGGCGAGGACGCGCCGCCGCGTCCCGAGCCGTTGGCCCGTCTCTGACGGGCGCGACGCACGCGCATCGCTCCTCTCTCTCTCCTGGCGGTGTGCGAGCTGTGACGTTCCTTCGCAGCCCCTGTCGTGCGCTCGATCCGCGCGACAGGGGCACCTCTGGGAGGCGCCGATGACGCTGATTGTTGAGGACGGGACTGGACGCTCGGACGCAGAGAGCTACATCTCCGTCGCCGACGTGGGCGCCTACCTCGCGCTGATGAAGTCTGCCACGGTCCAGGCGACTTGGAGCGCTGCTGCGCTGGCCGACCAGGAGCGCGCGTGCCGCACTGCCACGCAGTACCTCGACGTGCGCTACGGCAGTCGCCTGCCCGGCACGCGCATCAACGCCACGATGACGCTGCTGTGGCCGCGCGAGGACGCATGGGACCTCGACGGCTACGAGATTGAGGACGACGAGATCCCGCAGCGCTGGTTGGACGCTTGCGCTGAGCTGGCGCTGCGCGTGGTTGAAGGCGATGAGCTGCTGGACGACCAGGACGAGCCCGGCAGCGTGGCAAGCGAGTCGGTGACGGTCGGCCCGATCACCGTCAGCACGTCGTTCCTCGGCGGCAAGGGCAGCACGAAGCGCTACCCGTTGGTGGAGCGCTTGGTCGGCACGATCGTCGGCGCTAAGGGCACCGTCTACCCAGGCTGATCCATGGCATCCGTATCGCAGGTCAACGCCAAGGCGCTCGCGGCCATCGCCACGTACGGCGAGGCGGCGACTTGGCGCTCGCGTGTGGCGTCCTACAGCCCGGCCACGTTGACGACGACGGAGGCGGTCACTGACTACGCCGTGATGGTCGTGGCGACGGCGGCAAGCGATCCTGCGCAGGCTGGACAGCGCGCGTTCGTCGGCGGCGACACGCAGACTAACGAGCTGCTGACCCTCTACATGAGCGCGAGCGGCCTGGCCTTCACGCCGAAGCTAGGCGACCGCGTGGTCGTCCGCGCGCGCGAGTACACGGTGCTGGAGCTGTCGGAAGACCGCATGAGCGGCACGCAGGTCTTGTTGACGGTGAGGGTGGGACGATGAGCCCCAAGCGCGTGAGCTACAAGCCCGGGCGCGCGGTGCTGGTCGGCAACAGCAACCTTGAGAACGCGCGCAAGTTCTCGGATGAGCTGAGCGCCAAGATGGACGGCCTAACGGCCACGGAAGTGTCCACGGTGCAGCGTCGCATGGCGCTCGACTTCCTGCGGCTTGTCGTCCAGGGTACGCCTGTGGACACGGGGCGCGCGCGCGGCGGTTGGCATGTCGAGATCGGCGCTCCCGTTCGCCGTCCGACGCTGAACGACCGCTCAGGCACGCCGACCATCTCCCGTGGCAACAGCGCTCTAACGTCGTACGCTGCGACGGTGAAGTCTGCTGGCTGGCACAACAAGCACCGGATGCAGATGGTGCGCGCTGTGTGGATCATGAACAACGTCCCCTACATCGACGTGCTGGAGCGCGGCTTCAAGCGTGACCGTAGGACCGGTGCGATGGTGCCGTGGTCGCGGCGCGGACACGGGTTCTTCGCGCGCGGCATCGCGTATCTCCGCTCGCAGTTCAAAAGGTAGCGCATGGCGACCTTCATCCCCTGGCTGATCGACACGGTTGCTCAACGGATGCGCAGAGCGCGCTCCGGCCAGGAGACTATCGACCCGTTGTTCCTGCCTAGTGCGACGACAACGGAGCCTGGCATGGTGGAGCTGGCCGACGCTGCGCCGCCCACGATCGGGACAGCTGGCGCTGTCGGCACATCCACCGATGTCGCGCGCGAGGACCACACGCACGCGCACGGCGTGCAGACGGACGAGACGCTGCACGCGCTGGCCGTGGCCGACACGAGCGACGGCTTCATCTCCGCCGAGGGGCAGGCGACGGTCGAGGAAGTCGACCGTGAGCTTCCGCGTATCCAGGCCGTTGTCGCTGCTGGCGGTGTGCCCGACTACGACGAGGAGAGCTTCACAGAGCTGCTGTGGCAGATCGGCAACAACTCGTGGCGCTGCGGCATGCCGACGTCGGAGACGTCTGCCGCTCTCGGCGTAGTGCGCTACCTCGGCGTGTACTTCTACGCCGAAATGCCGTCCACGCTCAGCGTCACGCTGCCGTACTGTTTCAGCGGGTCGAGCACGACTACGCCGACGAACGTGGCGCTGTACACCGTGATCGGTGTGCCGAACGAGGGCGCTCCGAACCGCGTCGGCCCTGCCGTCACGGAGCCGGTGCTCAACGCCTCGATGTACTGGGACGACGGCGTGCCGATCCCGCCCAACACGTTCGTGAACGGGGCGATGTTGGAGATCGAGCTGTTCGGCCAGATCAAGGTCGGCCGCACGACGGCGGGCGACAACATCCTGTGGCTGGTGCTCGACCCTGACGGCGACGTGCGGCTCAGCTACGAGGGCGACAACCTTACGCTTGCCACGGAGGCGCACAAGGTCGTCGGCGCGGAGAGCGGCGTGTCGACTGGCACGAAGGGAGACGTCGGCGACAACGGGTCTGGCGACATTGAGATCACGCTGATTGCGCACGGGCTCAACGACGGAGACCTTGTTTGGATTCACGGGGCCGACAAGGCCGTGGCCCCACCGTCGAACATCGAAGACGGAGGGCTGTATTACGTTGCCAACAAGGCAGCGGACACGTTCGAGTTGAGCACGACGTACCCGAGCCTGACGTTGGTGCCGTACGCAGCTGGCGGGCAGACCGAGGTTGTTGTCACGACCTCGACGTCGAGCGGATCGTGGAAGCAGGTCAAGTTCGGTTTCGAGCTGACGGAGACGACGCCGAACAACGACTTCCAGCCGGTCCACATCCACATCGTCGGAGTGGCGGACGGCGCGTCTCACGAGACGTACGGCGACACCGAGAACGGCGTGCGCTGGTACGTGACGATGGAGCGTGTGCCGAACGCGGATCGCATCGGGCAGACGCCTGCGCGCGCGACGGTCGCGCCCGTGTCGTTGAACAGCATGCGCTGGGTGGCAAGCGCTACGCGCACGCTGCCGATCGACGGCGACGGCTACGACGCGGCCACGCCAGCCATCGCCACGGCTGCGCCGCTCATCCTCGCGCACGCCAACTACACGGGCACGGGCACGGCGGCCTTCTACTCCTCCGCGCACGACTACGGCGGCAACTGGGATGAGGTCTGCACCGACCGGGACGTTGAGGCAGCGTCGGGCATCCCGCTCCACGGGCTGCGCGCGAACTTCAACACTGCGCTGGTCACGCTGCTCAAGGTGGGCGGCGTGTACGTCGGCGAAGTGCTGGAGGTTTTGAACGGTCGCCGTCTCGTGCGCTACCGGGTCTACAAGCCGCACACGCGCATCAAGTACGGCGACACGGTGACGTGGGAGCAATACCGCAGGATGACGGCGACTGGAGCGCTGTCTACGACGCCGATGGAGACGGGCAGCTTCACAGCGGTCGCGGTGCGCATCGGTCCCCAGATGACGAACCTCTCGATCCGTGCCGCCATGACGGGCGACCAGGACGGCGTGAACGTGCTCGACATCGACAGCGCGACGGCGCGCCTGACCTACAACCGCAGGAGAGGCTGAGATGACCGGAGCACGCCCGACTTACACGATGCGGACAGCCGACGTCGTGATGCAGTATTCGCCGGACCCGCGCGCGGTGCTGGTGGGCTTCATCCCCGACGCCGCCGACACCACGGGCGGCGTGTGTAATGCGGTCATTCTGCTCGCGCACGGTGGCGGCTGGGTTGCGCAGACCAACGTCAACTCCTGGCGACACGACCCGACGTACACGCTGACGCTGCCCGCGTTCTGGTTGGCACTCGGCGTGGCTGTGTTCTGGATCGAGTACCCGTACGGCTGGCACGCTGTGCCTGGCGCGCGCTGGCAGCCGTCGAGTCGTTACCCGCAGATCCCGCGCGCGATGGGGCAGGCGATCCAGTTCCTCAAGACGCACGCTAACGACGGCATCGCCACGGGGCGCGTGGACATCCAGCTCCCGACGGCGGCCGAGCGCTACTGGTTCAACGGCAACAGCGCGGGCTCGGTGATGGCGGCGAACGTCGCGCTCCAGCCGGACGGCTGGCTGCCGTACGACTTCACGCGCACGCGCAAGGGCCGCTTCGACTATACCTTCTCACACCGCGTGGGCGGCGTGTTCGCCTACGACTGCGCGACGGATCTCCGTAAGTACGACGGCAGCCCGAGCGCGCTGCCGTACTACGGGCCGTCCACGAACTTCTACGGCTCCTCGCACACTGCCGTTGTCGGCGATCAGCTCGATCGCTTCGCGTCGATCGACAACGATCTCAAGTACGCCAGCTCCGCCATCAGCCTCGTGGAAAAGCGCTACCCCGAGAACCTTGACGTGGTTCTCTACCTGTCCAACGCCGTGACGCTGCGCGAAGCTGGCTTCCTTCACAGCGGCATGACGATCCAGTATGCGACGGGCGACTTGACGCTTGGCCCTGGCAGCGCGCCGCCAGTCGTCGGTGAGACGGTCATCGCACGCGCGGCTGGCGGCGGCTCGCCGACCGGTGCGCAGGGGACGTTGCGCCGTAATTCGGCGATCACGGGCGGAGGCATCCTGCACATCGACCGCACGGCTGGCACGGTGCTCCAGTGGGGCCAGACGAGCGCCACGGCGATCGAGCTGTACTGCCAGACGAGCGGCGCAGTGATTGCCAACGTCATCAGCGGCGGCGGAGACGAGTACGGCAACGGCGCGGTCATCGGCAACGACGCCTTCCCGACGCACCTGTCTGAGGCGGCGCTGCTGTCGGAGTGGGACGTGGACGAGTTCCGCCTGGCGACGACTTCGGAGCACAGCGCCAACTACCTCCCCGCGCTCAAGCGCGCGCGCCAGGCGCACTTCGACGCGGCCAGCCGCACGAACACGGACTGCTACTTCATCGGCAACGCCTACGTGGCGCAGCTCAACGGCTACAACGCTGCGGCGTTCCCGTACCGGCTCGCGGCGTTCCCGTGGTGCGATCTTGACCAGAATACCATCGAAGCAGCCGTGCTCGTTGCGCGCGGAGTCCTATCCCCATGATGGACGATATCACACACATACCGCTCGACCAGGTAATCGACAAGCTGACGGCGATCGGCTACGGAGTCGGAGCCGTCATTGTTGGCATGGGCGGCTTCGTAGCGTTCATCATGCGATGGATGATGGCGCGTGTGGATGCTGGCCAGCTCAAGCTGGCCGAAGCCGTAGACTCCTCGACCAAGATGGCCGAGCTGCTGGAGCGACGCCTCGAAGAGGACGCAGCCAAGCACTCGGCGATCATCGAACAGCTCAACAGCGACCGCGCGCGGCACGAGCAGCTCGTGCAGCTCAACTCGAAGGTGCTGACGCTGATCGAGAACTTGTACATGAACTGCCGCGCGCACGAGGAGCGTCTCCGCGAGGAGCGCGCCGAGCGCGAGGCACTTCGCCGCGAGCGCGACGAAGCGAGACGCATGAAGGGCGGCAGCGAGTGACGTTGGCGCCTTTGACCTGGACACCTCTTCTGGAGAACTGACATGGCTGTTGGCTTTGCTGCCGCTGCGGCGAACAAGATGCTGGATGCGATCACCGGACGCGCGACCTACACGGCGGAGACCGCTGTGTACGCGCAGCTTCACATCGGAGACCCGGGTGCAGCTGGCACGGCGAACACCGCGACCGAGACAACGCGCAAGGCCGTAACGTTCGGCAGCGCTGCCTCGGGCGGCGCGATCTCGAACACGGCGGCGATCACGTGGACGTCGATCAGCGGCTCGCAGGACGCCACGCACGTGTCGCTGTGGACGGCTTCGAGCGGTGGCACTTTTCTCGGTTCCGGGACGATTACGGCCAATTCCTATACGGCAGGGGATACCTTCGAAATCCCGATTGGCGACCTCGACATCACCATCACCAACATCGCGGCCTAGTCGCCGAGGGGTAGCCCATGCCGCTCCAGAGGTGGAGACCCGATACGTGTGGCTGCGTCATTGAGGAGCGGCACAATGAGGGCAACGGTGTGCAGCTTGAGCGCGTGGTCAGCCGTTGTGCTGCCCACGCGGCTCTCGCTTCGGACGCGACCGTCTACAACGTCGTCTACACGCTGGCCGCGAGCGAGCAGCGTCGCAAGAACCGCGTCCACCAACTGCTGATCGAGGACACGACGCTCGGGCTGTCGGACTTCAACGCGGAGACGGGCACGTACACGTGGAAGAACGGCAAGGGCTTCGCGTGGAATTGGACGGGCACGGGCGCTGATCGCGTGCTTCAGGTGCAGCCGTACGGCGTCGACATCAGCAACCCGAAGCGCAACGCCATCCAGAACTGGCTCGACACGAACTTCGGCGCTGGCAAGGTCGTTCTGATCTGAACGCGCCATGAGCAAGTCTCTCATCGGCGGCGGACCCGCAAGTACGCAGGGGTACTTTAGCGGATCAGGCGACAACATAGCGTTGGGCGTCGGAGGGTCGTCGACTGGGGCTTTTGGCGAGCAGTATGAGGAGGTCGTAATCCGCGAAGCCGGTACGGCGTCCAAGCTCGGCACAAACTGCATCGCGTACAGCGCTGGCGGCACAACGACCTTCCGGCTCCGCAAGTCGCGCGCGGACTCGGCCTCATCCATCGCCATCACCTCGACTGGCGTAAAGGAGGACACGACCAACACGGAGTCCTTTGCCGCGACGGATGAGCTGTCGTTTCACCTCGATGCCAACAACATCGGGTCGTACGACGTCCTGCTGATC